ATACGGCGGGTCACTCACGATGGCGTCAACGCTCTCGGCGTCGAGCGTCGCCATGACTTCGCGGCAGTCGCCGTGGTGGATCGTAAAGGCCATGACGCCAGAGTGGCGAACGTGTCAAGCGTGACCGCATGCGGCCGACCTAGAAAACAAGGCAAACGCTAGATGATCCCGAAGTAGATTTCGGGATCATGCGTGACCGAGCAAGCGGGGAGGCGGCAACGTGGAGGAGGACACGTCGTCGCCATCAACCCGCCGCCCGGTCAGTCTCCGCGAATCTTGCACAGGCAGGGCCGCTCGACCTGTTGAGCCGCTTCCACCTGCAGCCGGCGGACCTCGGCCAGCAGCCGCATGACGTGGGCCGCGAGCGTGCCCGAGGTGCCCGTGTACGCACCCGAGAACCGCCGGGCGTCCTGCTCGCACTGCTCGAGGTAGGCGTCAGCTAGGGGCTCAGGCACGTCGGCACTCCTGATGGCAGGCCGCGTAGCCAGCGATGTCGATGGCAGCGTCGTCGGTCGCTTGGCCCGTGCCCAACTGGCGGGCGATCTTGTCAAGGACCATCACCAGAGCCCAGTCGGCCGCGGTGAACGTCGTGCCGAACGCCGCGTTCACCAGCGACGCCGTGCGGTTGAAGTGCTCCGTAGGTGGCCCGTACTTGCCGTGCCGGTCTCGGATCGTGGCGATCGCGTCCCGCAGCGTCTGTTCTGCCGGCGTGACGGGGCGGAAGCCCGGCTCCCACTCGGCGTAGGTGTCGCTCAGGACCGAGTCGCCACGCTGCCGCCCGAGCAGGTGCTCGACGTAGGGCACGTCCGACTCGTCGCGTTGCGGTTCCTCGGTACTTGCGACAATGTGCCTAGGTTCTGTCGCCCGCGGCGCCATCTTGTGGTCATCCTTTGGCGTGGCGTCGAGCCGCTCGCGGACGGCTGCCCGTAGTGCGGCGTTGGATTCGTCGAGTGTCGTGGTCGTCATGCTTGGTCCCTCGGGGTGAGTCCGCAGCCTATGCCCGTGGTCAAGCCGACCGAACCGTGCCGTCTTGCATCACGCGGTAGTTGTGCACGTCGAACTGCCCGCCCTTGTGGACGGTCGCCACAGCGAACCCATGGTTCCAGCGATTGATGACCGCGTAGTCGGGCCGCAGGTCGCACAGGCATCCCGTGCTCCAGCACGCCGTTTCGTGGTGCCACATGTCCGACTCGGCGTGGTTGCTGGTCCGGTGCGAATGTCCCACCAGACACGTCGATAGCGTCCGCATCCACGCACCGCGGGCGACGTTGACCGGAGCCGCCATCCCCTTCGGCAGTTCGTGCCCGTGCAGCACGGGGAGTTTCCCTAACATGACCGGCCGCTGGTCATCGACGAGTTCGATGTCGAGTTTGTCTAGGTCGAGCCACGCCGTCAGGCTCATGCGTCGGTCGTCGCTGATCTCGGCGGCGTGCTGCCAAAGCCACGCGGACCACCTGTCTTCATGATTTCCAGTTTTGTAGACGATCGGGATGGCGGGGAACTCCTGCCGCAGCCAGCCGAGGAACCCACGCACCGCCTCGAGCTCGCCCTTGAAGTCCCGGTAGGCCGGGTCTTTCATGTAGCGGCTGATCGCGTAGAAGTCGGCTATGTCGCCGTTCAAGAGTAGCCCAGACAAGCCCTGCTCTTTGAGGTGACCGACGGCGGCAGCGACCGCGACCTCAGAGTGATACGGCACATGCACGTCGGACAGGATGCCGATTGGGCCGGTGACCTTCAGGACGTACGGCGTCCAAGGCTGGGCCATCGACTTCGGCATGGCGAGGATCTCGCCGGCTTCTCGCGGGGGACGCGGGGCCGTGGGCTTCTGCGTTTTGCGGTTCTTCTTGCCGTGTTGCCCGAACTGCCGCTGCATCCGCATGCGTGCCTGGTGCAGCGTGATCGCCCCGTTACTTTCCTTTACGAGTCGCCTTGCGAGCGTCTGTGCGGGGGCTTCGGGATGGAGTTTTGCCAGCCGCTCGGCCTTTCGCGTTATCGCGTCCCCTCGCTGCATCTGCCGCCTCCTTGCGATGTAACACTATGTTGCCGTCGTCATCCGGCATCGGGTTGGCACCCTCTGTCTCGTCCTCGTAGTCAACGTCATCGAGGCCGGTCCACCCTCGCTGATCCTTACGCTTTGCCACGATGCAGCCTCCTCGCGTTGCTGATCGCTCTCTTGACCAGCACCGTACCCGCCGCGTCAATGAACGGCAGCCGCCTATTGGTGGCCTCCTCGCGGAGCCAGCCGACGATGGTGGGGATGTTGGTCTCGCACCAGTCGCAGCCGCGCACGTCCATTTCGATTGCTCTTGCCAGGCATTTGCACCCGGCCTTCGGAGTGATGCCGATCTTGGCTAGGAGTTTTTTCAGCTCTGTGCCTGGGCCTTCTCCCGGCGGCGGCGGGGCATGTTCGACCACTCGCAGTTGGAGCAGGCCGCTGCCGGGGTTTTCGCCCAGCAGTTTGGCGATCGCCGCCGCGAGCGTGGCCGGGTCCACTCGCCCCGAGTACGGGATGACGAGGCTACGCGTATTCACGAGCAGCACTCCGGCGGGTCGCATGCCCTGGTACACACAGACTCCATGCAGTCTCGCGTGCCGTCGATCGCGTGCCGCACCTGCTTCCACTGATCCCCGATGCACTGGCTGCTAGCCGTACCGCCAAGACAGTTGCTCTCGGTCAGGTCGTCGATGCAGTCCTGCTCGCTTGCGTACCCGTAGCCGTCAATTACCACAGGGTCCGAGTCCTCGTTGGTAGGGGAGACAACCACGGAGACAAGCGAGCCACACGGACAGACGGCCAGCACAACCTCAAAAGTCGTAACGGCAGGCGAACCCGGAGAGTTCGGCGAACACTGGTTCGTCCGCGTGACCGTGATGGTGACGAGCTTGCAGTTCTGCGGGGGGCATAGTTCCAGCGCGTCGGTAGCCGAGTCGCAAAGGTCTGGAAACGAGTCTTCTACTGACACGGTCTTGTCGTAGAAGATCTTGTAATCCGCGACGGGATCGCAGTCTGTCTCCAGCTCAGCCGGGTCGTCGCAGGAGGCACAGTCGTCGGCCTCCACCCACCCCTCGGCCGGCAGGTCGTCCTGCGTGCCACGCTCCAGCAGGGCATCGACGATCCAGTCGCCAGTGCCGGGGGTGGCGAGGACGAGCTTGCGAATGTCGGGGATGGCACCTGCCGCGCCGGAAAACTCCTGCACGTACCAGTAGCGAGTGGCGCCAGGCAAGCACCAGTCCGACGCCGGCGGCGCGCCGTCTGGACACTGCTCCTCCAGCACTGCCGCCGTGGCCACCACGCCGTCGATATACGGCACGCTCCAGCCGAGCCATGTGGAGCCGTTAAAGTAGATGTCATCCCGGCAGTCGTTAGCCTCCCAAGACGCCTGAAAAGAATCGCGAATTTGCTGCTCAGTCCACCCAGGGAAGTCAATTAAAGCCTGCGCCACCTTTGCATCGACGCACGCCTCTTGTGATTCATAGAGCCGGCTGATACAGCCAGGCAGCAGATCAAGCAGGTCGTCATAGAGACTGATGGAATACTCCCCAGGCGATATCTCTCGGGCGTCAAATGCCCAGTCCCACGGAGCGCAGGAACAGCAAGCGTCGCACGTCGGGCAGGTGCATGGCGTGCCGCAGCAGCTGCACGACGTGCCTAGGCCGCCAGACTTCATCACCAGCCCGCCGTCTTTGTGTGCAAGGTTCGTCATGAGCAGGTCGTAATGGTGATGTTCTGAGTGCTGGTACTAAGCGACCCGTTGACGCTCAGCGTGATGAACGAGAACAGCAGGCCCGCCGTGCTCAGTGTCACGCCGTTGACAACCGAGACACTGGTGCCGATGAACTGCGGGCACCCGTCAGTCGTGAACGAGAGCACCTGCCGGTGAGCCGTGGTCGTGGAGTAGCCGCTGACGTACGGGATGTACTTGTCGCCGAGGAATGAGCAGTGCGTATGCCGCTGGGCAGCCACCGCGATCCAGCCGTTGCCGTTGTGACCGAACGCCACGTAGGGGTTGGTCACCGCCGTGTGCGTGGACAACTGGAGGAACTGGTTCCAGCCCACCATCGTCAAAGCCGAGGCGACGCTACCCGGGAAGCCCTTGTGCATCGTCACCGTGGCCGTTGCGTTGGCGGTGAACGCCGTGCCGACACGGGCGATCGTGAGGCGCACGCCAGCAGCACCGGCCGCATTTTCCACGCCGCTCGTCTTCAGCGTGGGTCCGCTACGTTCGACCACCTTGACGGCGTGGCCGATACGCTTGGCGTCGTCCTCGCTGAAGCCGTAGACCGGCATCTGTCACCTCTGCAGGACGAGGTACCGCAGCCGGGCGTCTCCGGGGTAGCTCGAGCTCGTTACCGAGCGGACGCCGAGGGTGATGAAGTCTTTGAGCGGCAGGACCGCCGCCATACCCCGCTGCAACTCGACCATCTCCTGGCTGTTCGTGCCGTCCCATACGCCGATGAACACGGCGTGCGTGCCGGCAGTGTGCGTAGACATGTTGCGGAAGCCGGCGTAGCCAGGATTGCCGACGCCGCTGAGCGTCAGCGTCTGAACCGCCGTGCCAACGATGATCACGCCACCGGATGCGGCCTGCGTGATCTGGTCGGCCTTGACGCCAGACGCCGAGAACCGCTCGGAGAAATTGCCGTTGTCGCACTGGAGCGAAACCGAAACCTTGACTTCGTCGGCCATTAGATGCCCGCCTCCGTAAACATGTTGTTGTGGACCTTCTCTTCATACGGGTACGCCTTGCGAGTGAATATGTACGAGGCTGCATTCGGGCCTGTCAGCAGCGTTGGCAGAACCGCCAGTCCGCTGCCGTCTAACTGCACCGGCTTACTCACCGGATTGTTGGCAAGGTCAAGAATGGCCCGCCGCTCGCCGCCGACAACCTCATTGAATCCAGCGTCGTGGAACTCAACGAAATGCCCCTTGGGGTCGTAGAGCCATTCGACGGAGACGACCCAAAGATTCACCTTGTCGTCGAAGTCAGCGTTGTGGCCGACACATAGCATCGTCCGCCGCGGTGCACCCAGGAAAGCGACCTCGTTGGTCGTGTTGACGTAGGATGTTAACGCGGCAATGTTGGGGCTAACGACCTTGGTGTTGGTGTACGTCAGCCGCAGAAGGCAGCGGTTTTCCGTCAGCCCGTCCACCGGGTCGCCCGCCGAGTTTGTTGCCGGCTTGGGGGCGGCGTTGTACTCGCCATTCTCGCCCTGGTCCGTGAGCGGGCATTCCTTCTGCTCGGTCGAAATACTGATCCGCTTCCACGTCTCGGTTTCTTGATCCTCTGGCTCCGGCTGCTCCGACTCCTCGTCCTGGGCCTCGTAGGTCACGGTGATCTTGACCGCACGGTCGGCGTCGTCGCCCTTGTAGTAGGCCATCTTCCGCGACTTGACCGTGAACATCACACCCGCAACCAGCCGGGTTTCGCCGACCTTCGGGATCGTCGCATTGCCAAGGTTGGTCCACGACGTGGAGTCGTCAGCCAGCGTGCCGAAGTCGGGCGTGCTGTTGTGCAACGCCAGGAGATCCACGGACCCGGCAAGCGTGATCCGGCCCTTGTCGCCGAGAGTCTCGGAGTATTCAAAGGACCGCAGTTCTCGAACGTCGATGATAGCCATTAGCCGATCACCGCCAATCCGGTCGGGTCGAGCCTGTCGGCGATGTCCTCTAGTGCGTCAGCCGACCGCTCCGTGTTGTCGGCCGTCTTGCGGGCGTCGTCCTTCACGTCGAGCCGAGGGTCGGCCCCACGCATGATGTTGTTGCGGAACGCTTCGCCCTCGGACGAGCCGACGACGATGGCCTTGAGTTCCTG